TATGAAATCTTTAAACAAGATGTTACTCTAACTAAAAATGGTTATTACAGAGTTTGGATTGGCTTGAGATTGCCTTTAGGTGAGTATAATAAGATGTACAACTTCACAATTGCAGAAGCTGTTGACGCTTATAACTTAAAAGAAAAAGCAAATATCAAGTATAAAGAACTAATGAAAGATAACAATGACAATAGTAATATACAGTAAACCAAATTGTATCTATTGTGATAAATCAAAGGCCTTGGTAAAAGGCCTTGGATTGACCTACGAAGAAAAGATGTTTGGTAAAGACTTCAATTCTCCTGAAGAATTATATGAGGCAGTTGGTAAACAAGTAAGAACCATGCCACAAATTAAGATTGATGGTGAGTTGATTGGTGGTTATAATCAGCTAGTTGAACACTTTGCTGATAAAGGTTTAGTAAATTATAAGGGCGAGAAGATTAGTGGCTGATGACAATATTATTCTGTTTCCGTTGGACAAGATTAAAAACAAAAAAAATGTTGGTCCAAAACATAACAAATTTACAGAAAGAGTTGCCAAAGAGCAAACTAATAAATTTGTAGAAACAGCTGTTGATGAAATTGCCCTTAAATTATTACATAACTTTGTAGATTTAGCTATGAAAACACAAACAGAAACCTTTACAAAAGACTTCTCATTTTTAGTTGATGTATTAAGAAGTACAATTAAAAGAGATTTTGGTTTGAACCATATAGTGCAAAAGATGGTAGACAAATCAGTAGAATTAAAAGTAGATAGAAATAATAATCAAATGGCCAGAATTAATTACGAAAAATTACAAGACATGGCTTTTAAATCAAAAACAAAACCAATTAGTAATGATGTCAATGATGAACTTAATCCTAGTGGTATCGAATTTACTCCTGACTTCGACCCTAGTAATGACAAATAGAATTCCGTCAGGAATCGCCAGCCTCGGTTGTAAAATGGGCAGAAAGAGAGAGGTTAACAATAATGTTTAACTTTTTATTTAACAACAAACAAGAGGAGAATGTTATGGCAAGAGCTAAAACATCTAAAACAACAAAGGTGAGAAACCTTTTTAACACAGGTAACTCTGTTACTTGGAAGACTTTAAGGTCAAAATTTGACTTGAGGTCACCTGCTTCTATGGTGGGTAAATTAAGAAATGAAGGCATGATGATTTATGAAAATAGAACATCTGCTGGTGTTTCTTACAGAGTAGGAACTCCGTCAAAAGCTGTTATCGCAGCTGGTCAAGCGGCATTGTTCGGTGCTCAAGGTTACTCAGCGTAACTTAAATCAGGAGACAGGGGCCCTTCCGGCCCCTGTTTCATTAATCGGTAAACCAAAAGGTTTTTATGAGTAATGATATTGATAGAGATACACACGACCACGATTTAACTTATGAGAATGAACAATCAACGGTCACAATACCATTAAGAGAATATGACAAGTTAAAAGAACAAGGTAATTATATTACAGACCCTAGTTTAATTTCTATTATAGATAAATTAGAGGAACTTGTAAGAGCTTTAAGAAAACACATTGTTAGAAAATTTTAATGGGATTAGAACACGGAATATTATTGATGATACTAGGTTGTATTACTTCAATAGTAATCATGTATATTATTTTAATGGTGATGAGTAATGAGAGAGTGGATGATAGCGACAGCGACAATTCTATTTGATGACAGTAAAAACGATTTAAGAGCCTTACCTAAAACGGTAAGATTACAATTATTGACCGTATTATCATTTGTATGGTCAACAGCTTTCACACTATATTTTTTTGGTCTAATTAGGCCAGATGTATGGAGTGGTTTAGTAATTGGTCATATTGCAATTATTATGGCCTCTTATTATACATTTAAACAATTTCACAATGTAGGTCAAAAAAAATATTCATATAGATTTGGTACATATCACAGCTACGGTAGAGGTCGTGATTATGTTATATATAGAGATAAACATGGTAATGCTTATAAAGTAAAGTTGCCAGAAAATGACCCAGGTGGTGAACATGAGTAACCAACCACAATTATTTGAAACCGAAGACGAATATGGTAATGATATTATACAAGGGCCTAAATTAATAAAAAAACCATTAACAGTAAAACAGGCAGTAATTGACCCTAAAAATCCTAGTACCGTAGGTTCTAGTGCATGGAATTTAGGTAATCATACACTTGCCATTTGTTTTATGTTGTGTGTAATATTTGTAATATATGCGAGTTACAAATGAGCAATCATTTAAGAAATATTAGAGCTTTATTAGAGAACGCAAAAGAATTTAAGGTTAGCCGTAAAGTTGACACATATGAATATGAATCATTAGAAAAAAATATATTAGAAGATAATATAAGATATAGTGAAGTTATGGAAATATTTACAGATGTTGTTTATAGAGAATGGTTTTATAATAGAAACTTTGCAGATAAAGAAATGGTAATTACAAGGTATTCTGACCTATGATTTTAGTTGACCTAAACCAAGTATTAATATCTAACTTGATGGCTCAAACAAGAGGTCAACCAGATAAGACTACAGCAAATGAAGATATGATTAGACATATGGTCATAAATTCATTAAGAGGTTTTAATGTAAAATTTAAAACAAAGTATGGCAAAATGGTACTTTGTTCAGACGCAGGCGACCCTTGGCGTAGAGATAATTTTCCACATTACAAATATAGTAGAAAGAAAGGTAGAGAAGAATCTTCCTTTGATTGGGATAACATCTTCAATATAATTACAAATATAAAAAATGAAATCAAAGAGAACTTTCCTTATGTTGTTATGTATGAGGCCAAGTGTGAAGCTGACGATATTATTGCTACTTTGGTCAAGTATTATCATCAGCATGAAGATATTATGATTGTATCTGGTGACAAAGACTTTATACAACTACAACAATATAAGAATGTAAAACAATATGCTCCTATACAAAAAGAATTTGTTGGTGAGGGTATAGACCCTAAACAATATCTAATAGAGCAAATTTTAAAAGGTGATAGGTCAGATGGTGTGCCAAATATATTATCCGAAGATGATGTATTTGTAACTGGTGAAAAACAAAAACCAATGACCAAAAAAAGAATAGAAGAATATTCAAATATTGATAATCACACTCAATATATTAGTAAAAACTACAATAGAAACAAGATGTTGATAGACCTATCTATGATACCACCAGCCTACGAGGAAAGTATTATAAATAGTTATCAGAAATACAAAGTTAATGACCGTAGTAAGTTATTAACTTATTTTATTGAAAACAAATTGAAGTCTTTAATGGAAAACATTGGTGACTTTTAACATGAGGAGATAATATGGCAGAGCAAAATCCAAACTTGATGTCAAAGGCTCAGATGACTACCATGTCAAATACACTAGGTAGTGGTAAGTTATTAATGCACGAAGTTTTGACTAAAGTTAATAATGCAAAAGATAAACCTAAAAAGATTGCTGTTCTCAAAGAGAATGACACTCCAGGTTTAAGACGAGTAATAAAGGGTAGTTTCGACCCTAATATTAAATGGGATTTACCAGAGGGTACACCACCATTTATAGCAAACGAAGCACCAGAAGGTACAGAGCATACTTACCTAGAAAATGAATCTAGTAGGTATTGGCATTTTGTAGAGGGTGCGGACACAATATCAAAAACAAGAAAAGAAACAATGTTTATTCAATCACTAGAAGGTCTATCAAAAGGTGAGGCTGAAGTAGCGATTAGAATGAAAGATAAAGAACTACACAAACATTACAAAGGTCTTTCAGCGGCTGTGGTAAAAGAAGCTTTTAGTTGGAATGACGAATACAAAACAATACCAAGAGGCACTACCTCTGGTGCGTTAAGTATGTAACGAATCAACTGGTGTGGCGTAAATGCCACACCAAAACAATCAAAAAAACAAGTAAATTCAACAAAAAAAAGCGCTTGACTCTAGTTGCCGGATAGTGTATAGTAGTACCATAAATAACTAATTAGAGAGGTATATTATGAAAAAAATGATATTTTTACTTGCGATTGTGTGGTTTGGTCTTACGGCCTTCGCCAATTCAGTAAAAGCAAATGATTCTACTACTGCTACGGTAGCTCATATTATTACACAAAAAATACAAGGTAATAATGTTGATACTTCAGTTTTAGAAGCAGAATTATCAAGACTAGCTTACAATATGTCTTTAGAAATGGTAAGTATTTTAGAAGAACATTTACCATATATTTTAGAGGGTATTGCTCAAGAAATCAGATTAAATGCTGACAGCGAATATAAGTGTTCATTATTAAAAGACACGAAAATTGCTGATAAGGAATGTTCGTAGTAGAAATGATAAACGATATATTACAAAACATTTATGTGTATGTGCCACAAGAAGTCTTAATTATTATTCTTGCTGGTTTAACAATTTTAATCTATGAGAGCGTAAAAAATGGCAAAAAAAACTAAAAAATCAGATGTCTTACCAGGCATACCATTTGAATATGATTTTTATATGGTGTATTGGGAGGATATTCAGAGTGATTCAGGTTGGCGAACTCTAAAAGAAATTCAGAAAAGTAAACCTGCTATTTGTGTATCAACTGGTTGGCTTGTAAAAGAAAACAAAGATGTACATATTTTAATGAGTGATTATAATTATGATGACAATGGCGATATGTCAGATGGTGGTAATACAACAGTTATACCAACAAAAAATGTCATTGAAAAATTTTTGATAAAGGGACTATAATATGGCTAGTAAAGAAATTGACCGCTGGTTGAAAGCGGAAATAGAAAAAGTACCAGAAAAGTTAGTTAGATTTAGGGATAAAAAACTTGAATCTAAAATGGTCTATTACACAGGTAATTGGCACAAAGATGTTGTAGCTAATCTTACACAACGACAATCAGAAAAGTTATTTGCAAAAATGCAAAAAATTCAATCAGATGGTGGTTTGTTATTCTTTCAAAAAAGAATGAAAGATATTAAGATTGGTGAAACAGAATACGATAAACCTGAAGTGATTACAGGTTATCAATATATTGTTATGAGAGAGCGAGGTACGAATGCTTAAAACTATTAAAACAGTATTATACACTTTAATGTCTGTTTTTATTGTTGCTACAATCGCAGGTGTATTGTATGCCTACGGTGAACAAAAAGAACAAAAAGCAGAAATAGAAACACAAGAAATTGTTGACACACTAGAGAAAATATTAGTTGTTACAAAACCAGATTTTGAAAGAGCTAATAATCAAACATTTATTAATAGTGTTGGTGAATGTGTAAATTACATTTATCATACAACAACAGACATTTATCCTGTAAATTTTGAAGTATTACTAGCACAAGCGGCTTTAGAAAGTGGTTGGGGTAATAGTAGATTTGCGTTAGAAGGAAAAAATTTATTTGGTATTAGAACTTATGATTTACGAGAACCACATATGTTACCTAGTAATAATCCTAAAAAATGGGGTGTGAGAGTCTATCAACATGAATGTGATAGTGTTCAACACTATATTGACATCATAAATAATGGTAGTGCTTATGAAAAGTACAGAGAATTAAGAGATAACGGTGTAGAAGATTCTTTACAATATGTTGAAACACTTGGTGCATATGCAGCTGATAAACAATACTTTCCTAAATTAAGAAGTATTATTAAAAAGTTAAGAACAGAATACGATATACCAATTTTAAAATAGGACTTATATGTTAGGAATATTAATAGTTTTTTTAAGTGCAATTTCTATATCAGTAATAGCTGCTGGTTATTCTATTATGGGACTTGCAACACTATTTGCTGGTGCAGTAATACCAATTATAGCAATGGGTAGTGCATTAGAAGTAGGTAAATTAGTAGCCGCCAGTTGGTTGTATAATAACTGGCGTAATCCACTTGTACCAAAATCAATTAAAGCTTATTTAACTTCAGCAGTTGTAGTATTAATTTTTATTACATCTATGGGTATATTTGGTTTTCTATCAAAGGCACACCTAGACCAGGTGCAACCAGTATCATCTAATAATATTAAAATTGAATTGATTGATAAACAAATAAACCAACAACAAACAATTATAGATAGGTCTCAAAAGACATTAGACCAACTTGATAAGGCTCTTGACAAATACATTGATATGGAGTATGTTACAAGAGGTCTAAAAGAAAGAAAAAAACAAGAAGAAGAAAGAAACTTACTTACAACAACAATTAATAATGCTAGTGATAAAATAGGTGAACTAACTTTACAAAAAGCTGAACTTGCATTAGAACAAGATAAGATAGAGGCCGAAGTAGGACCAATTAAATATATTGCAGAATTAATTTATGGTGACGAGGCAAAAGACCATTTTGATAAGGCTGTAAGGTGGGTAATTATAGTATTAATATTTGTATTTGACCCATTAGCAGTATTACTATTAATAGCGGCCAATATATCTTTACGAACTAGAAAAGAAGCAAAAGAAGAAGTAGCAAATACCAAAAAGGTAAACCTAACTAAAGAACTTGCAAAAGAAAAGGCCAAAAGTGCCAAGTTAAGAAAAAAAGAAAGAGATTATAAAGGATTTGTCAGAAAACTAGGTGCAAAAGAACTATCAGACCTGGATCCTGACGAAATTAGACTTAAATTAGACCAGATTATGGACTGGAATGAGAAGTCTAAGCAACCATAGTTGCCAAATTGAAAGGAATGTTATATAATGATTACTATGTTTGATGAACCAACAGAAAGTCTAAAAGATAGACGAATCAAGAACGCAGAAAAAGCTTGTAGAGATTCTAGGTCCGATTGGGCAAAGAACTTTTGGTATAATGTGTTCTCTAAATTATGTAAGATGTATGACCGAGAGGCGTATTTCAGAAAGACGATAAACTAATGAATATATTTTATGTAGATAAACA